TTAATCTAAACACAGCCTATAGGCTAGAAAATTAAGGAGAAATAACATGGCATCTCTCAATTTACAGAGAAATTCTGAAGTGTTCTTTTCAACAGTTGACATACTTGGTACCACTAGTGGTTCTGCCTCAGTTGCTGTTGCGATGACTCCAGCTAACACCTGGAAACTTGAGGTATTGGCTGGTTTTGCTGCTACTTCTACATCAGCTACTCAAGACATCACTTCCCTCGAATCAGGTCTTAGCCCTGATCGTTCACAACAAAGATTTAATACTGCAATCAACCCTGTTGATTGGAATATTCAAGTATATATGCGTCCAACAGGCGTAGAAACTACTGGTGCTGCTAACGGCACTACTGCAAAAACTAATGAATCAGGTAATACAAAACCTCTTGCAGATTGGTATATGTGGCAAGCTCTTACTTCAAGTACTCTTGCTGCTGCAAAATCGCAAGTAGCAGCTACTCGTGTAGCAGAGCAATCTATTTGGCAAACTGGTGGTACTCTAAAAACTAATACTATCGCAGCTGGAACTCGTATTCACGCTTCAACATCTAATTGGGCTGTTGCCCCAGAATACTTTATGTACTTTAAACTTGATAATGTTATTTATCAGGTAGATAAAGCTACTGTTAATTCAGCATCTGTTGATGCAGGTATCGAAGATATTGCTACTGTTACTTGGAGCGGATTCGGTACTGTTATGAAAGAACTTACAGGTGCTCCTAGAGATATTGCTGTTGCAACCTTTGGTGGTATTAAAAATGCTGGTGGTACAGCTGTTGTGGGTAACTCTAATGCTCATGCACTTAGCGCAGCATCTTCTTATCACCCATTTAATACTATGAATGTTGCTGGTACAGTAACTACTAACTCATTTATTAAGAATCGTTTGAGTGCTATTGAGTTCCACCATAAAGCAACTGCATCAGCTTCTGATGAAAAGTTTACTTTCCCAGTAACTTCTATGAACTTCGAGTATAATAACAATATTACATATCTCACTCCAGAGCAAATCTCTGCACTTAATGAGCCAATTGGTCAGTTCTCAGGAACTAGATCTGTAAGTGGTTCTACTACTATGTATCTACGTAGTGGAGATTTAGAGTCTGCAGGATTCTTACGTAATATTAGTGAAGATAGTCGCACTAACTCTGCTCAAACATCTAATGCTAATGTTATTATTGGCGGAACTACTGCTCCATATGTTGCTTTCCAAATGAATGCAGCACAGTTTAGTTTCCCAGCGATTCAAACTGAAGATGTTATCTCTATGAGTGTCGATTTCTTAGCGCAGGAAACTGATGCTAATAAAGGCGATGGCGGAGAAGTTGAAATTGTAGCTATCAAAAGCTAACTAAAAAATTAATGTGTTTCTGAGGGGGAACACCACATTATTAACCAGAAGAACACCCATTACTTGCGAGTCTAGGTTCCCCCTCACCAAAGACAAGCAGATACGTAGTGGGTGTTCGTTTATTATCCTAGAGGGGAAAAAATTATGAGTAAAATTAAAGGTTTAATCGCCAAAGAAACCGCAACCTGGGTTGAGTTTCCAGATATTGAAGGTTTTGAAATTCATCTTCGTTATCTTACACGCGAAGATCTTATGAAAGTACGTAACAAAGCACTTACCTATAAGTTTAACAAACGTACTCGTCAACGTGAAGAAGAAGTTGACAATGAAAAATTTCTTGAAGCATATGCAGAAAAAGCTGTTGCAGGATGGAAAGGACTCAAGGTAAAACATTTACCGGTTCTTTTACCTGTTGACATTTCAGCAATGGACGCCAGTGAAGAAGTAGAGTATTCTATGGAAGATGCAATTGAACTTTTGAAAAATTCAACAATTTTTGATCAATTTGTAACAGATACTATGAATGACTTTGAGCAGTTTTCCGTTAAAAAAGGCGAAACTGACACAAAAAACTAACTGACTACCTCCAAAGTTCTTTTGGGGGTGGAGGTATGACAGCAGATCAATATCTATTGATGTGCGAACAGATGGGTTGGGAGCCAAAAGAGGAAGATTTACCTCAAGACGGTTCTAATCTATCTCTAGAGTGTCAACAAGCTCTAACTGTTCTTAATGCTCTTCCTGACATATGGGAAGGCATGAACGGTACTTGGCTAGGAAAAGACTATAGTGGTCTCGGTACTATCATGGATATCTACGAAATTGATGACAGACGTGCAGTATTTAATCTATTAAAAGAAGCAGAATCTTTATTAGGAAAATATTATGCCCAGCAAGCAAAGTCACGTAAGTAAAAGTATAAGGGGATAACTGTTGGCTACTATTAGAAATACCATAAGAACTGATTTTGTTGAAAGTGGAGCAGACCGTGTAACTGATGCTACCGATACTCTTGGTAGAAGTCAAACTAGACTTGGACAAGCTTCTGCGTCTGCTGGACGTTCTTTTGCCGCTCAATCTCAAGGATTGGGCGGTTTAGTTGGTGCATATGCCGGTGCTGCAGCCACTGTATTTGCTTTACAAGCAGCTTTTGACGCATTATCTAAAGCAGCTCAAGCAGAAAATATTGTTAGAGGTACTTCTGCACTTGCTTCTGAAATAGGTCAATCTGGTCCTAAGATTCTTCAATCTATAAAAGATATTACACAAGGACAACTTACTCTTGAAGAAGCTTCTAATTCAGCTAACTTAGCACTATCTTCAGGTTTTAATACAAAACAAATTGAAGACTTATCTAAAGTAGCTCTTGGTGCTTCTCGTGCATTAGGTAGAAATTTAACAGATGCTATGACTCGTGTTGTTCGCGGTGCTGCTAAGATGGAACCTGAACTGCTGGACGAATTGGGTATTTTTACAAGAATAGAACCAGCTGTTGATGCTTATGCACGTAAAATGAACATTGCTGCTAGTACCATGACAGATTTTGAAAGACGACAAGCCTTTCTTAATGCTGTTATTGACGAAGGTACTAGAAAATTTGCAAATATTGATGTTAATGGTCAATCCGCACAAAAATCTTTAGAACAATTATCAGTAAAAGTAGTAGAATTAGGAACTCAGTTTGGGCAACTAATTAATGAGTTCTTGCTGCCTGTTGTAAACTTTTTCAAAAATGATTTTGGTAATACCATGCTCTTATTCTTAGGGGTATTAACTCTTGTATTTAGTAAAGCGGGTGCTATTGTTGGGGGGTTTGCTACAAATGGTATAGCGAGTCTAGCAGCATTTACTACTAGAATGTCAGATGCTGCTGCTAATATGGGCACTTTAGATTTATCTGGTGTAGAGACCAGTGCACAAACAGCTAGAGATCACGCTTATAATACAAATGATGGCCAACAAAGACAAGGCTCTTTTAATCCTCGTATAGCAGGAGAAACTGCAGAAAATACAGCTGAACTAAGTAGGGCTGTAGCTGCACAAAGTGATGGTACGTTAAATAATACCAGAGCTCTTAGAGCAAATAATGCAGTTTTAGAAAGAAATAGAGATCTTTTAGCAGAGGGTGCTCCTCGTAGGAGATACTTAAATAGACTGATAGAGATTAACACTGAGGCAATAAATAGTTCTAATAGAGCTTCTAGAGGTTTAGCTAGAACTACTGAGCTACTACAAACAGGCGTAAGAGGTTTAGGTGTTGCATTTAATATCTTAGGGAAAGCAGTAAATGCTATTTTTGGTATTATAGCTGTAGCACAATTAGTAGGAACTATTTTTGATGTAGATATTTTAGGAGCAGTTCTAGATAGATTCTCAGCTATAACTGCTGCTACAAAAAGATTAGATGATGGTTTTGCAGCTTTAATTAGTACTACCTCAGCATCAGGAGCAAGTATAGCAGAACAGTTTAAATCAATAGGCTCTGATACTGAGGCTATTGAAGGTATTAAGGCAAGAGTAATTGCACTTAGAGATGCGGTAAAAGATGAAGCAGTTATATTTAAAACTAGAAATGACATGGTTGATGCGAGTTTTGAAAAGTTTGATAAGCTTAATGCTGGTACAGCCAAGTTTAAGAATTTTCAGGCAAGAAAAAAAGAGGGTATAACAGGTCAAATAGACGTAGGCCAAGAAGCTATAGATACTGCTGCAGGTACTACAATTAACTCGGCTGAAGGCCCGAAAATGGGTGGTTCAGCTGCTCTTACTGGCGAAATAGAAAGAGCAAATGAATTAATATTTGAACAAAATAAATTAATGCTTGTAAATGGTCAGTTCACTAAATTTAATCTACTGGATACAGAAAGACAAAATAAATTACTAGAGATGCAAGCAGAACTTAGCGATAAAATACTAAATATTGAGAGATTCAGAAGAAATATTAAGGCTAGTGCTGGAGGTACACAAAAAACTGAAGCTACTAATGCTGAGAAACAGCTATTTATACAAAATAAAATTACAGAAACCATAAAAGAAATTAATAGACTTTATGAAGAAAATCCCGAGTCTGAAGCACTTCAAACAGCTAGAGAAAACTTAATTATAGAGAAAAAGTTTCAAGATCTTTTGGAAAAAAGAATGGAATCTTACCCTGCTTTAGCTGCAGGTTTATCTCAAGCTACTGGTAAAAGTATAGAAGATATAGGAGAGAGTATATCAAAAGTATTTGATGGCAAAGATATTGACCTATTTGGGGAAAAATTAGTAAAAATAGGTGGTAAATTTGATTACGCTATACAAAGCAAGGAAGTAAAAGACCTTGCAGAAGCTTTTGTTATTGCTGACAGTACATTATCAGATCTTACTAACGGCTTTGAAAATGGGGCTACTACTTCTAGTGCTATGTCTAAAGGTATATTTGGGATAAAGAGTCAGTTAGAAGCAATAAAAGATCAAGGTAAAGAGAACACTCCATTATTCCAACGATTAGAAAAAGAATTAAAACAATTAGAAGCCTATAATGATGAACTCAAAAGAAGTGAAGCTTTAGGTAAAGCTATAGACAAAGCTTTTGGGTCACAAATTAAAGCAGCTGATAATGCTATAAGCAGTGGTGATATTAGTCAGTATGGTACGTTAGCTACGGATGATGAAACGAGACTTACAAATCAACGAGAACTATTAACATTAGCAAGCCAGGAAGCAGCTATAGCACAACAAGGATTTAAAACTCGTAAAGATCAAGTAAGAGAGTTAAATAGACAATTTGACGGACTCAAAGGTATACGTGCTGAACAGCTTAAAATGAATGAAGCTGATGAGGATAAAGTTGCACAAGGACGTAAAGCTCAAAAAGCAGCAAAAGGTGTTGCTTTAGAGATGTCAAAAAATCTTACAACACAGATTGAGGCAGAGTCAAAAAAAGAACAAAAACTTAAAGATCAGCTTAAAATTTTAAATCATGAAATGATGATTAAAGGTCTGATAGTAGCCGAAACTATTAAAGAGATAGAAGTTAGAGAAGCTGCAGCTGGTCGTGAACAGATGATAAAGGTGACTGAAAAAAGGTTAGAACTTTTAAAAGCTGTTAATAATATACAACAACAACAGTTTGAGCAAGAAGCTGCTATGACTGCCGAAAATAATAAACGACTTAATATACAACGTGAAATAGTTATAGCCCAAAGACAGGGAGCTGCTGCTGCTGTTTTAGCTGCAAAAGAATCTGCTGTAGGTATTCAAGGAGGACTATTAGAAACTGATGCTGCTCAAGGCGCTAATACTCAATTAGAACAAAGAAAAGCACTAATTAGCATGGAAAAAGACTTAGCTGTATCTTCCTTACAAGAAGAGAAAAATATACTTAATGAGCAAGCAGAATTTGAAAATACTAAAATAAATATAGAAAGACAAATTATAAAAGATAGACAAGATCAGATTGATAAAGAGATTTCACAGCTTGAAGCACAGAATCAACTTGAAATAGCTATACAAGCAGCTAAAACTAGGCAGTCTGTACAAGCTATAAAAGATCAAAAAGATAATCTTAAACGTGATGCAGACCTTAATAAGATAAAACTAGATAAAGATAGAATAAACATAGCAGCTCAACGAGCTATAAGAGTAATTGATCAAACTATTTTAGATAGGCAGATGAAACTTGCAGAAGTTAATGAAGCATTTGTATATGAGTTTTCGACTGCGATAAACAAATTAGCTGAAGTAGTAGATATAATTAAAGATACCTCAACTGCTCCTATTCCAGCACTTGACTTATCTACAAAACTTATAGCAGATTTAAATACATTAGCAGACACTCAGGGAGCTGTTTTTCTTAAACAAGGTGACATTCTTGACCAACAGGAAACACAAATAACTCTTAATGCAGAAGGTATAGATAAAATACTGGAAGCAGAATTAGGCTTAGCAGACACTAAAATAGCTAATATAGAAGCTCTAGGTGTAAAAGAATTAGAATTATTAAGAACAAAACAAGCTGGATCACTACAAGAGCTTAAAGCTGAGAAGAGTCTATTAAGTAATAAACTCGAAACTCTTAATCTTGCAGATCAACAGGAAGCACAGGCACTTACTACCAGCCTTGCAGCTATTGATGAAAAAATAAAAAGTGAAGAAATGGTTGCTCTTGTAGCTAATCAAACAGCTGAAGCAGCTCTTCGCCAAGCTAATGAAGAAAAAAGACTAAATGACGATCTCAGTACTAGAAAATTAACAGCACTAGAGAATGAGAAAAACGCTTTAGGTGTTCAAGCAAGAGTCGCTCAGCAGCTACATGATATAGAAAAAAATAATTTAACAGTCTTAGCTATGGAAAAAATGTCTCGTGATGAAGCATTGAAAGTTTCTGAGCATGCTTTAGAGATTGAAAAGTTAACACTTGATATTGCTAACAACTTAACAGATCAACTCATTAATGAAAAGAAAGTAAGACAAGAAATTCTTGCAATAGAGAATCAACTTTTAACTGCTCAAGCAGAAGGTGCTGCTATAGCAGCAAAAGCTGGTGCAGCTAGATCTGCTACTGAAGACCAAATTAAAGTCCAAAACTTTATTGCAGATAATCGTATTAGCGGTGCCGCTGCTGCCGCTATTGAAAGTAGTTTAAAACTTAAAAGTCTTGAGCAAGAGAGGCAAGTAATACAATCAAAAATAGAAGAAAGTAAAAGAACTGCTGAAGTAGCAGCTGACGCTGCTGATACTGCATTATCTATAGAACAAGAAATTTCTAATTTAACAGTTAAGAGACTTACAGAAGAAAAAGATTTTGTAATGAGTGCTTTAGAGTTAGAAGTAAAAAAACTTGATAATTCACGAATAGAACTTGCAGCAGCTACTGAAACAAATAAAAAACAAATTGCAGTATTAGAGCTACAAAGAACTGCAGCTGCAACTGCGGATAGACTTGCTTCAGAAAACAGACAAAATGAGTATACCTTACTTAAAGCTAAAAATCAATTTTTAATTGATCAAATTAAATTTTCTAAAGCGGATATTGCTGCAAGAAAAGACTTAGCTGTAGAAGCGAATCCTGAGATGGATACTACAAATATAGATAGACTGCTTGCTAGCACTGAACTAACAACTCAGCTAGAAGCGCAGAATACAGCACTTACCCAACAGGAAGTTTTAGTTGGAGAAATTGGTGTTATACAGGCCCAAGCTACAGAACAACAATTTAAAGATAAAATAGAACTTTTAAATCTTGAAAATAGCTTAAATGACGCAAGAATTGCAAATATTGATTCTGAGATTGCAAGGCAAGGTGCTTTAACTGTGTTACAGTTATCAGCTATACAAGATAAGATAGATGCTGAAAAAGCAAATTTTGCACTTGCACAACAAAAGGCGGCGGCACAGTCTGCTCTTGAAGGTCAACAAAATGCTAATAAGCTAGCAGATTTAGAAGCACAAAAAGAGGCATTAATAGATCAAGCTAATATTCACAATGCACAATTACTAAATTCTATAAAAGCAGAAAACTTTGCTATTCAAGATACAATTAAAGGTCTAGAAAGAGAACTAGAACTTTTAGAAGCACAGGCTGGTATTCAACAAAAACAACAAGAACTTGCTGAGAGAGAAGCTGATCAAGCAAATATTAGATTTGCAAGAGAAGAGTCTTTAAGACAGTCAGAACAGCAACTTACACTGGATAGACTCAGATCAGATAATGAATTTAGAGTATCACAAGCACTTATAGAACAACTAGACATTAAAAAACAAATAGCAAATGTAGATGCCCAGATAGAAAAATCTACAAGAGAAACTGCTAAAATTAATGCTTCTACTGAAAGAGCTTCTTTTGAGGCTAGTGAACAGATAAGAGTACAAAAATTAATTACTGACAATCAGTTGTCAGGAGCTGCTGCTGCTATTTTACAAAATCAATTAGTTACGGATAATATTAATAACCAAAAGAAATTACTTGATGATCAGGTAACAGAGACTGAACGTCTTCTTTCTGACGAACTTGCTGCCGCTCAAGAATCTGAGAATATCAGACTAAGAGGTGTGGCTTTAGAGGTCGAGCGTTTAGAGGCAGAAAAAGCATTTTTAATAAGAGAGCAAAACTTTGAAAAAATTAAATTACAAAATGCTATAAAAGATTTAGAATTTAAAATGGAAGCTAATACTCTGCGAAAAGAAATAATTGAGTTAGAGAAAAACGCAGCTTTAGAAACTCTTCGTATTAATACTCAACAAAAACTTGATCAAATTGATATTCTTAAAGCAAGAAATGAATCAGTAATTAAAGAACTTAAATTAGTAGAAAAACAAGCAGCACTTGAGATACAAAGAAGAAGAACTCATGCTATGGTAACAGGTACTCCTGCTCAATTAGGAGGTCTATCTGACTTAGCAGATCAAAGTCAAGTAATAGGTGGATTAGAAGAACAAAATCGTTTGTTAGATGATCAGAAAAAATTAATTACTGATATAGCTGATGTTGAAAAAAATAAAATAAATAATAATGCTACTGGACAACAAACATTATTAGACAAAGCAAACCAACTTTTAGAACTAGAAAAACAAAGTATTGAGACTCGATTACAAGAAAATATAACTATTAATAAAGAAAAATTAACTGCTATTGATGATCAAATACGTCTTATTAAAGAAGCTAGTAATTTAGAAGGGGACTTAGTAAGAAGAAATCGAGATCTTACTAAAGCAGGGGCTGCTGAAAAATTAGCAGATCTTGAAAAACAAAAGAAGGCTCTTGAGGATCAAGTACGTATTCAGCAAGGTCAGCTATTAAACGCTGTAACACAAGAGATTCAAAAACAACAAGAAAAAACTGTTGAATTTGATAAACAGATAACTGCTCTTAAAAAACAACTAGAACTTCAAAAGTTACTTAACAATGAGAAAGTTATACAAAAAACAGGCCAAATACAACAACGACTCGATACCGCATCTTTATCTGTAGATAAAGCTAGATTAAATAGTCTTAAACAAACACAAAGTATAAATGCTTCTAATCGTGCCGCTAATCTTGCAGATTTCAAAATGGACCAAAAAAGAGCTAAAATGCAAAGCGATATAAATATGGCTAAGGCAAATGCTGCTGCTTCTGGTGCACAAGCGGGTATTAGTGCTGCCGCTACAAAAGAAACAGCTACATTACAGAATAAATTAGATAGATCAATCTTGAATCAGAGAGATACTGTAATGTTACAAGTTAAATTAGCAGAAGTTAATTTAAAAGCTGCACTAGCTAGTGCAGGTGTTAAAGCTGGGTTAGCTAAAGAAGAAAGAGCTGCCGCTTTAGAAGAGCTTACTCGTAAAAAAGAATTATTAGCTGAAGAGAAGAAGAATAGTGTTGAAGCATTTGCAGAAGAAAAAGAAATGTTATTGGCACAGCAAGCTATACTAGCAGAAGAAGATAGAATGCGTTTAGAGGCTAAGCAAACAGCATTAGATACAATTAAAAGACAAGAGGCAATACTTATAGCTCAAAGAGCTGACGCACTAGAGAAAAATAGACTTGCAAATGAACAGCGTTTATTTGATCTAGACTTGCTTGAAAAACAGTATAAATTTATACAAGATAAAAGAGCATTAGATATGGATACTCTTGCTAAACAAGCTGAAGTAGCTGGAACAGACATGCCTATACAAACAGACGCAGATAGAAAATTAAATCAAACTATAGAAGATGCTCTGTCTGCTATTGGTGTTAATAAACAAAGATCTGGTGATATTAAAACTGGTCAAGATGCTCTTACTAATAATAATTTTGATACCCAAGAAAAAATTAGAAAGTTAGAACAAACTGGTTTATTAATGGAGTTAGAGTCTATACGAAAAATTAATGATTTAAACTCTAAGAATCGTGTACAAGACTTGTTACATCTAGATACAAGAGCAGCACAGGCTGCTGCGCAGTTTATTAAACAAGGAGAAATGCTAGGTTTAGAAGAAGAAATGATTGAAGCAAATTTTGTAGCTAAGATGCAAGCCGCAGGAGCAGAAGCTTCCGCAGCTAGGGAACTATTTAAAATTACTAAAGAACGCTTAGAGTATCAACTAACAGCTGAAGCAAAATTAAAAGATATGGTTGAAGCGTTAATTACAAATATCAATGATGGACTCGGAAATGCCATTAACAAGGTATTTGATAATATAGCAGAAGGTAAATCTATTAAAGATGGCTTGGGTGATATATTTGCAGATACTTTTGAAAACATACGTAAAACTGTGTTACAAAAAACTCTTATAGAACCTGCTAAAGATGCCTTTAGAGGATTAGTTGGCAATCTTATTCCAGGATTAGGATTAAATGAAGAAAAAGGTGCTGATAATGCTAAAGTTATAGACGGTGCTTTACTTACTACATCAGGTAGTGCAGGAGGACCAAGTCCTGCTGAAAAAATGAAAGAAGATGTAGAGAAAAAAGGTATGGAATTCTTTGACGGCTTTAAAGAGAAAGCTATGAATGTGTTTGGTAGTATGAAAGAAGGTATTGGTAACTTTGGTACTACAGCTTTAGATACATTTAAAGGTTTAGGTGGATCACTTGGTAATATATTTAGTAGTGTAACATCCGGTCTTGGTAGCTTATTTGGTGGAGGCGGAGCCGGAGGTGGCGGAGGCCTTATGTCAAGCATTATGGGAATGTTTGGCGGCGGTGCTGCTGGTGGCGGTGGAGGCTTTATGTCAACCATCATGGGTATGTTTGGTGGTGCTGCTACTGGTGGATTAGTAGGTATGACTGGTGTTAGAAATATGGCTGCTGGAGGGCAGGTAAATGCTCTTCGTGATCGTGTACCTGCCATGTTAGAGCCTGGTGAGTTTGTAATGCGTAGACCAGCTGCTAAATCTATAGGAGCAGGTAATTTAAGTAGGATGAACGCTACTGGCGCTGCTGGTATGGGTAATGTACAATTTAACATTGTTAATGAGGGCGAGCCTAAATCTGCTGAACAGCAAGGACAACCTAAATTTGATGCTGATAAGATCGTAATTGATGTCGTAATGAGAGATCTACAAAGCAACGGACCTATCAGAAACGCTCTGAGAAGCGGATAAGGAAATAACATATGACTACTGCTACCTACCCTGATGATGCACAAGCTCCTATAACAGCTTTTTCTGTTGTAGCTACTTCAACTTTTAATAATACTGGAACAACTAGAGTAACTTTTAATTTACCTAGTACTGTTATTAGTAAAGGAGAAGTAACAGCTTTTGATGATGGTATTTTACAGTCCACTGCTACCTATAGTCTATCTAATGCAGGACAAACCATAACATTTGCAGAAGCTCCTAATGCTACTGAGTTAGTTGTAAAAACTATAACACTACCTGAAAGATATAGATTAACTAGAACATTTCCTGAAGTGGTAGCAGCAGATTTTAGTAATACAGCCCCTACAGTAATCAATGGTAATAACTATATTGTAAACGGAGTTACTGAGTCTTTTTCTTTTCCAGCAAGTGTCAATGTAGTTAGTACTAGTGACTTTATAGTATATGCTTCTGGTGTTTTTCAACAAACAACTTCTTACACATACCCTTCTGTTACGTTAGGTTATCAAGGTATAGACATAGGTGACAATGCAGCTGTAGGTTTGTTAACTAATTTTGCTGGTAATTTAACAGATTCAAGTCCTAAAGCTCATACTGTTACTATAAATAGTGGTTCAGCTAGTTTTAGTGGGTCCAATGTTGTGCTAGATGCGTCTAAGTTTATAAATGTTCCTTCAAGTAATTCTTTTAATATAGGACAAGAAACATCATTTACTTTTGATACTATTATAACTCCTGATTCAGGTGCTAGTATGAGTTCTAACCAAACTGTATTGGCACGTTTTCAAGATGCTTCTAATTATTATGCACTAAGAACTGTAGGATCAAATGCTAATGTAGGTCTTATCATAAATCAAGGAGGATCCTTAACAGAAATATACGGAGGTAACTGTAATGGAGGTACTTCATATAGTGTTGCAGTATCTTATGATAAAACTACTGCTAACTTACGCTTATATGTTCAAGATATACTAGTAAGTCATGTAAACTATAATCCTAGTGTAGCTATTTTTACAGGAGCATTAACTATTGGGGCAAATGATGATGTATCTGGAGGCTCAGCAGCAAGTCAAGAACGATATAAAGGTAAAATTGAGTATGTACGTATAGCAGAGGGTGCTAGATATAGAACAGATACTATAAACTCCTTAACTACTACTGCCACAGTAATAGGTGGAGCCCCTTTAGGAACTATATATCCTGAAGATACGTTATCTCTTAGAATATTTGATTCTTCTGTTAGTGTTAGTGATAGATTTAATTCTATGGCTGATAGAAAACCTGATTCAGGATTTTCAACTAGTAAGAAATTTGCAGTAAATACCTTTACATCACAGGCAGGTTATGAAAAGAGAAGATTAAAATCTAGAAGAGGTCTCAGAGCTTATGATTTAACATATACTAACATATCAGGAGTAGAAAGAACTGCAATTGAAAATTTTTATAATGCTAGAAGTGGAGAATTTGAATCTTTTAGTTTTGACTTGTCACATCTGAATGAAGCTGGTACAATTAGTACAAGATTTGATGGAGATTTACAAATAAGTCAAGTTTTATCAGCAGGTACTAGTTTAACAGAAAACTTTTACACTGTTAGTTTTAAATTGCAAGAGACATATGATTAATGACTGCTAGAAATTATGACGTAATACTTACTGTTAACAATGCAATTGGGTTTGTTCCTGGTAATTCTGTTGTAGGCTCTACGAGTTCTACTGTAGCATTAATTGCTAATGTTAATCAAACAACTAATGAGTTAAAAGTTAAATTAAATAACGTATTACAAGAGTTTCATACTAGTGAGACAATAACTTCTAGTGCTTCTGTTATAGGGGGTGCTAGACTTACTACCACAGTATTTACTCCTATATTAACAATTACTAGCATAAGTGCTGCAGATACTGATCGCACAGCAGGAACTTATGCTATCAGCGATTCTGATTATACAAAAACCGGTGTAGGCACTGGCGCAACTTTTAGTGTAGTAATAGATGGTTCAGGTGCAGCAGCCGTATCAGTTACAGCAGGTGGAGATAGATTTGTTATAGGCGATGTTATTACTATAGCAGATAGTAAGTTGGGTAGTGGGGGAGCAGACCCTTTAACTTTTAGTGTTGCTAATACAGGTGGCACAGCAGGTACTAGTAAAACAATTACAGCTATAACAAGAGCTAATCCAGGTGTTGTAACAGCTGTTGCACATGGATTTAGTACAGGGAATCGTATTGCATTTTCAAATGTAGTAGGTATGACACAAGTTAATGGAAATGTTTATACAATTACAGTTATAGATGAAGATACTTTTAGTATTGTCGATACTAGTTCATTTACTGCGTATTCAAGTGCAGGCACAGCAAGTCTTATCAGCACTTTAACAGTTGCTGATACTTCAGGAATAAACGCTGGATACGTAGTCAACTCCCCAAATAGCAATGGATATACTAGCTCACAAACTGTCACTAGTGTAGATAGTACTACTCAATTAACTATATCTGACGCCCCAAATAGTATCCCTAATGGAACAATATTATTTATTGATGAAGGTAGTAGTTTAACAAGCGTTCCTTTTATTGCTAATATATTTGTGTCATCTCAACAAACTGCGTCAGCTACCATATCTTCACAAGTTCCTAGTTCTTTTATAGCCGAAAAAAATGCTTTTACACAAAATCCTATAGTACGACTATATGAGATATATTATCCTGGTGAGTGGTTTCCAATCACTCCCGAAGGTAATCCTACAGAAGATGGTGAAGGTAGAGCTTGGCCTACTAATTTTCCTTTAAAGTTTGCGGATGTAGCTGGTGATTTAATTTCTGATTTAAACTATAATGTAACTTATGATGGAGATTCTTATATACCCTTTCCTGTAGATGTCTCAAGTATTAGTCAAGGCACTGATGGAAAAATTAATGAACTTACTTTAACAATATTTAATGTTGATAATATTATATCAGCACTGGTTGAAGATCCTTTTATTGTGGGTAACAATACTTCTAATTCATGTGTTGCTAATGTTAATGGTATACCTTGTCATGGTATTGACCCCAGAACTATTAACTTTACTCCTGCACAAGTAGGTAATGTAGGAGAAGTTGCTTTTGACACTTTAACTGCGGCACGAGCAAAAGGTCTAAATTATAGCTCTGCTATAGAAGGATACTATGGACAAGCTAATGCTTCTTTTACAAAATTTCAAACAGATGCAGTTGCAGGAACTTGGCAAGAGCTTAAAAATGATTCTAGAGATCTACAAGGTGCTGTAGTCAATATTAAAACTACTTTTGCTAATTTTTTAGATGTTTGGCCTGAGCATAGTTCTGTTAAGTATGTTTCAGGAAATGTACTTGAAGTATATAATAGTATGCCTTATAGAGTAGGAGATAATGTTCGGTCATCAAAAGGTTCAACTTCTGCTACTATTGAGAGTATAGAGGAAAATAGATTTTTATTCTTATCTGGTGATTTAGAAGCTAATACTTCTATAGGAGATTCTATTTTTATTATAAATGATGATGTAGATACTGAATCATACATTGAAGATAGATTTAAGATAGATCAATTAGAATCTTTAGGTGATACCACTGCTGCCTTTGGCTTAGTTACTTGGCTTCAGTATTTTAAACAAGTAACTCCTAGACGTAAATATTATAAGAATACTTGTCAGTGGCAATATAAAGGAGAAGAGTGTCAGTATCCTGGGCCCGGAGGTGGTACTATACCAGGTACTAGTCTTACTGCTAATACCAATCCTATTGGTGTAGATAATCAAACTGCTTCAGGTCCTGAAGGAGATATATGCGGTAAAAATATATTAGCGTGTACTATTAGAAATAACTCTATACATTTTGGAGGCTTCCCTGCAACAGGACGAACAATTCCTAAACAATAAAGTAAAAGGTTGTATACTTCCTTGGATGCATATTTTTGGAGGATTAAATGGTAATTATCATTTATGTTGTCATGCACAGTTTCAGGCAGGTAGTACTATAGTAGGAACTTATGATCAGTCATTAAGTAGTATATGGAATAGTGGTCATTACAAAAGTACACGTTTAAATTTTTTAAAAAATAAAATACCTATCGAATGTATAAAAGCTTGTTATGAAAAAGAAAAACAAGGTAGTGATAGTAATAGATTACAAGTAAATAGACGATTTGCAAAAGATGCATATTTACAATCTAGAACTAATACAGATGGTAGTTTAGATAATAATCCCACTTATTTAGACATTAGATTTGGTAACTTGTGTAATTTCAAATGTAGAATGTGTGGTCCTGATGCTTCTACTAGTTGGTATACTGATACCTTAGAAATGGGATGGTCTAAAACTATGGATCATTATACTGATAATAAAGATTTTTGGGCAGACGTTCCACAATTTATTCCTAATCTAGAAGAAGTATATTTTGCAGGAGGTGAACCTTTTATACAAGAAGGTCATTATAAAATGCTTAATCTACTTATAGAATCTGGTTATGCTAAAAATATACATATAAGTTACAATACTAATTTAAGTTATTCTAAATTTAAAAAATATAATCTACCTGATCTGTGGCTTAACTTTAAAAAAGTATCTTTGTGGCCTAGTGTAGATGGGTACGGAAGTCGCGTAGAGTATACTAGAAAAGGATTATCCTGGTCTAAATTTGAAAAACATGCTATTATGTTTAAAGACCATATACAGACAATAAGTTGTGTTATAAATATATATAGTATAACTTCTATGCCTGATTTGATACTATGGTGTAAACGTAATGGTTTTGATTTTTATGGATCTACGCAAACCGATCCTTCTTATCAAAAAATTACTTGTTTACCTAAAGAGTCTAAAAAACAAGTGTTAGCTATATATAAAAAATTTATTAAAGAATATAGAACAATATTAACAGTGTATGATTTAGAACAACTAAAAAATTGGCTAAGTTATATGACTAGTATAGATGAAAGTGATCAATTACTAAAATTTAAACAAGAAACTGAAAGAGTTGATAAATTACGTAATGAATCTTTTACTGAAACTTTTCCGGAGTTTGCCTTATGGTACGAGACTTTATAGGTTTACGTCATTCTTATGATGAAGTAAACTGTATTACTATAATCAGAAACTTTTATTATATTAATCTAGGGTTACAATTTTCTTTGCCTGATTATCCCCTATCTAAGCATTGGATTAAAGAATTTACTACAACTAGTATAGATAATTGGGCAGCTCAATGTGCTAAAAAAGTAAGTTTGACAAACGCCAAAGATTATGATGTAATAGCATTTAAGTCAGAAAAAACAAATTTAGTAATACATTTTGGAATGTACTTAATGCCATCTAAAATGTTACATATCGAAGAAGGGGGAATTTCGTGTGTAGAAACTTTATCAGACTATTGGGTAGAGAGTATACATTCGATTTATAGACATGACAGCTTGGTATAACAAATACAAAGATTTTCCATACTTACATTTAGGTAATAGTGCTGAGACAGGGATTGATTGTTTTAATCTCTGCAAGTTAGTGTATCTAAATGAATTAGAAATAGATTTTCCTTATACTACTTCTGACTTTTGTAAAATAGTAGATGAAGATTGGTATAGTAAAACACAGGAAAGATTTTTTGAAATAAACGCAAACGAGAAAACAGGGTGGAGAAAAGTTAAAGAACCACAGCTTTATGATATTATAACTATGAGTTTAGGTTCTACAAATATAACTAATCATTGTGCTTTATACGTAGATAGAAATAAAATACTACAAACTATGATAGATCATAAAAGTTGGATTGCTCCTTATGGGAATTACTATAAACAATATACTACGGGGGTATATAGATGGAAAGATTTGTAAAACTAGTTGAGGATATGAATGCACACGCTATGCAAGATTATCCTAGAGAATGTGTAGGAATTATAACTAATGATTTTACTTATATACGTTGTACTAATACCTCTCCTTATCCTAAAACAACTTTTATATTAGATCCTGCAGATTTAGTTAGAAATGATGGTAATATATGGGGTATTTTTCATTCCCATCCTGGTGAAGAAAATCCTATACCTAGTAGAGAAGACAAAGTAAGTGCAGCTTTTCAAGAATATAAGTTTTTAGTAGGTTTTAATAATAAATTTTTTATATATTGGCTAGACCATAAGGTAGACGCACTCATATTTGATGAGTTTAAGGAAGAACATCTTGTTAATTAATATTAAAATACATTCAGCATATAATAAGTTTTTTGAAGAAAAAGAATATACTTTTGATGCGTATATTGCAGCGGATGTTATGTATTATCTTAAAGCTATGCACCCTAAATTTTCTAAGTATATGACACAGATTGGTTCTGGTGAATCTGATGAATCTTTTTCTCTACTTGACAGTAATCTAAAAGAGATTACTGAAGAAATGCTAGAACTTAAACATTTTAAAGACGGAGATACTATACATTTAGTTCCTAATATATGCGGCGGCGGTGGTAAATCAGGTAGAAAAATGTTTTTAATTGCTGCTATTTTAGTATTAGCTATAACTCCTGGAGGTCAAGCAGCAGCAATTAAACTGGGTACTGCTATGAAAAGTGTTCTTGCTGCAGGTAAAGGTATGAGTATGTTAGGTAGCATGGCTTTAAATATAGGTATGTCTATTATAGGAAGAATGTTTACTAAGTCTCCTGCGGCTAGACAACAACAAAAAACTACAGAATCTACTACTAGAGATAATGGAATGTTTGGTAGTCTAACTAATAGTTCTGAGAGTGGTACTCCTATTGCTTTAATATATGGCCAACATAGAGTAGCTGGTCAATTTTTAAGTGGATATATAAGTTCTATTCCTCATGGTAGTGGAGACCAAATTAGTGTAGGAGCGCAGTTCGATGGCGATTAGAAATTTTGTTAATCATTCAAATACTCTTGTTCCCCAAATACAAGGTGCTAAAGGCGGTAAAGGTGGGGCACAACAAGAGCCACATACTCCCGTAGAAGATCCTCAAAGTTTATTTTCTACTGATATTCTTTTTATAGTAGTAGGACTTGGAGAAGGCCCGCTATATAGGATTAACCCTAATGGTCCTCAAGATATAGAACTTGGGGATAGCTCTATTGATGATTTAGTTAATTTAGATGGAGATGGTCTTGAACAAACTAAAAAATTTAAAACACTATCTACTACTGGTACACCAGTACAAAGTAGATTAGACGTATTTGGTGAGACTACTACCACTCCACAAAACTTTGCATCTCCTGTTTCATTAAAAAATGGTAGTAGCGGCATACCCGCTTCTGGAGTTACCTTACAAGAAACTTCTGCTAAAGACTGGGATGCTTTGGAATTTCAATTTCAAATAGGATCTCTACAAAGAATAACAAATAAAGGCGATGTTCTAAGACACAGCTTATCAGTAGGTATTACAGTTTTTGATAGTACTGGATCAACTCAAATTGCTAGTGCTAGTAAAACTGTAAGTGGCAAAACAACTGTTGCTTTTAAATTTAACGTAAAGATTCAAATACCTGAAGCTAGTAAAAGCACTAATGGTTATAGATTTTCAGTTAGTAAGACATCTAGTGATTCTTCTAGTTCTGGTACAACTGATGATGTGAGACTACTTGGATGGAATGAAATAGAAAATTCTCCACAAGCATATCCTAGAACTGCTCATATAGGCTTTGCATTAAAAGCTACTGATGAACATAGTGGTATTCCTACTTTTACTAGCTTAGTAAAAGGTTTGTTACATAAGGTTCCTACTAACTATAATCAACCTACTTTAGTTAATGGAGAAATTGATTGGAGACATATAGAAGTTCCTGCTACAGGTGCTGATAGTGCTGCAACTGCTGGTTATTACTTACAACAAACAGGCACAGCTGTACAAACTAGTTCTACTATTAATATATATAATGGTACTTGGGACGGTACTTTTGTATATTCATGGTCACAAAATCCTGTATGGATTATATATGATATATTAACAAATAAAACATATGGACTGGCTGTACCAGAAAGCAATATTGATAAATATAGATTTTATCAAATAGCTCAATACTGTGATGCTTGTGACTATACTACCGGTAATTTTGTAGGGGTAGACGGTATTGCTGACGGTACTTTTAGAAGTAAACCTAGAAATACTTTTACAAGCACACGAGAGAATCAATTAGGTATAGCTCAAGGTACTAAGATAAAAGAAAGAAGATTTACTTTAAACTGTATTATTGCAGATCAAAAACAATCATTTGATACTATTAATGCTTTAGCTGCTAGTTTTAGAGGAGCTCTAATATATGCACATGGTAAGATAACTATGGCATGTGATTTACCTGACGAAACTCCTGTTATGGTATTTAATGAGACTAATATAAAAGAAGATACTTTTATAATAGCAGGTAATAAAGAAAGCGATGTGCTAACAGGGGCAGATGTTAGCTACGTAGATCCAGGTAATCATTATAAAAGAGAAACAGTACGTATAGATCAACTAGGAAGTAATGATGGTATTAGAAAAACTGAGATAGAAAATTTAGAGTCATTAGACGTACCCGGTGTTACTCGAAGAGGGCAAGCTCTTAGATATGCTCAATATCAGATTGCTTCGTCTAGATATTTACGAAGAACTTGTAATTTTACTACTAGCACTGATGCATTACAGTTAGTACCTGGAGATGTAATTGCAGTATCACAACAAGTTAATGGTGTGGCCTATGGTTTTGGTGGTAAGATAAGAGCAGACTCTCCAGTTCAAGCAAGCAATACTAATGTATTTCTAGAACACTATACTGTTCCTTCTTTAGCTTCTACAGATTTTACTTCTAATACTGGTCCTTTAGTACTTAGAGTTATAAAAATGGTTAATGATAAGATTGATGTATATATATTATCTAAAACTAAATTTGCATTAACAACTACTGATGCTGTAAATTCTGGTATAGATCAAGCTGTTGTAAACCCTATTAAAAGATATAATCCTATCACTAGAGTATGGGATAACTATACTGCTTTTACTGCTAATACAGCTCCTGCTAAGGGAGATTTATGGACTTTTGGAGAAATAGACTCTGAAGGTGATATATATAGAGCTAAAAGTGATAAACTATTTAAAGTAACACAAATAGAAAGAGAAATGGATGATGAAGAAGTTAAGCTACAAGCTGTTGAATATATATCTAATGTATATGTAGATTCTGATACTTTTATTGATTACAAACCTACTGCGTATACAGATATACAATCTGCATTATCAGTACCTCCTGTTCCTCAATTTGATTTTGTTACTAGTGCTAGAAGAAAACTAGATGGATCAGTAATTATTGATGGTTTAATAAAAACATCAACAGAAAAAGATGGTTTTGGTATTACTTATGTTACAGAATATGAATTATCTAAACCATTAGGAGCTAGCTTAGTAGCAAATGCAAACTTATCTGGTATTAATAATCAAGTCATTCATGTAGAACACTCAAATGTATTAATAGGTGATGTAAATCCTGTAACTTTATCTGGTAAAAATGGTTTTAGTAGTGTTGTGGGTGAGGTTAAATTATTATGTACTGCTGTTAATGTTGTAGATACTGTTGGTGGTACTCAAGACGGTAATATAGAATTAACTTTACAAGGTTTTGGTCAAGTATTCGATGAAAATTTTCAAACTGATTTGTTAGGTGCTAATGATTCTGGTGTTTTTGGCGCCTTAAAAGGTACAGATCATGTTACTATTCCTATTAATGAAAAAGATCAACAACAGGGCTTATTAAATTTTGTAGGATATGCAGGTATTATAACTGATTTAAGTCAACCTATTACTGGATATACTCTTGCTACAGATAAATTAAAAATAGAAAATAAAAGAACTAGTGACGTAACACTGGTTAATAAGATACCTGAAGCTCCTTTTTATGTTGTTTTAAACCAACTTTTAGATTCGAGACATTATTCTAATAATAGTTTTTATGTATCTGGTTACGAAGATACTTATGTAAAAAGTGGTGAAATAAATGGTGCTAGCACTACTACTATTGATTTACCAGTAACACCTAGAGATAAAGCTTTTGTTAGATTATTTGTAGACGGGGTTCAAAAAACTAGTGGTCAGTTTGTTTTTAATAAAAATGATACAGTTCCTTTAAATAATGCAAATATAATATACACAAGCACTGCTAGTGAAACAGCTTTTAGAACAGAAGTAGATTATTATACTGTGCCTGTATTTGAGATAGGAGATAATGTACAATCTTCCCATGCTAATGTATTTAGTGTTGTTACTACTAGTTATGATCCTCTTTCTGTTAAATACAATGCTGCACTAACTGCTAATTCAATATTTAGAATACACACAGGTTCTAAGCCTAATTCTAATTTAGCAGGATTTACTTTTACAAATATAACTCCTGATCCTGTAGGTTCTTTAGGAAATATTTCAGGAGGTTCAGGCACTTTTGATTATGATACTGCTGCTTTTCCAGGTAGATTTGTCTTAGCCAATAATAGAGTATATCATTTAGAAGTTGGATCTGATTTTGAATCTATATTTTTAACTAAAGATATGATAATACCAGATTTAGATGTAGGAACTACTTCTATAAGAGCTAGAAATAAAACTAGAGGTGGTAGGACTAGCGCTTTTAATAGTAAATCCTTAAACATTGATCCTATTCCTATACAAAAAGTAGAAAATATTAATATTGTAGAATCTTTATACCGTGAGCAAACTGGTGGAGTAGCTGTACGTGTTACTATACAATTCGATCATATTCTACAACAAAATGTTACAGATTATGAAATATCATATAAATTAGATTCAGTTGATGACGTAGGTGTAGATGATGGTGGTACTGATTTAACTTCTTTTAATACTGTAAAAGTACCTGCTACGGGTGTAGATTCTGATGGTAAACTTAGGTTTACTGTTAATGGAGTAAATAGAGGCCAAACTAGTGATACTAGAAATATAGTATTTAGAATTGTACCTTTAAATAAAGAAATAAGAGGTATAACTGCTACAGTAAGTAAATCTATTGTTGGTAAAACAGCTAAACCTGCTAATATATTTAATTTTACAGGAGGACAACAAACTGATCAAATTACTTTATTATGGTCTTATCCACGTACAATAGATGGCGAACTTTCAGACATTGATCTAAAAGAAGTAGTGATAAAACGTATCTCAGGTGTTCAATCAGCATCCATTGAAAATTTTGTTGTAGCTGATGATCTAGTTACAGTTTCAGCAGGTACTGCTCGTAAATCAATTCCTATTGATACTTTTGGAGAATTTACATATTTAGCTAGAACTAGAGATACCAGTGGTAATTTTAGTGATGATGTTGTTGCTATAACTTTAACTACTACTAGACCTGTTAGAAGTACCGTTATAAAAGCTTATAATGAAGATGATCCAAGTACTGCCTTTGCGGGTAAGACTAATGATAATAGTGCAGAGACTAACTTTCCATCTTTTGCTTCTTCTAATACTGCGGGGTTAGCTTTTGCAAAACCTCCTGGAGCTACTGAATCTAATGTAGTTGATAATGCTAATGGTACTGCTAGTGGTTTTTCTGCTGCTTTTGCATCAACTGATTTATTAGCTAGTGAGTCTGCGGAATATATAACATCAATTAGAGATGCGGGCAGCACTGTAACAGGTGCTGTATTTGTAGATATCACAGGTACTCAAGCAGTTGAGACTACTTTTAATGATTCTAAAGAAACATATTTATCTGGTGTAACAGATGCCTCTGGTACTGTGGGTGTATTAAAAGATGCAAGTTTTGGAGGCATTGGGCATGTATTAGGAGTTAGTAATACTGCTGTAGTAAATCCTAGATTTGATGCAAATAATAAGACTTTTATGACTGGTGGTGCAGCAGGTAATGTATTTGCTATTTGGGATGATGGTAAGTATACAGGCAATGTTATAACTATTACGGGAATTACCAAAGCTAGTCCTGCAGTGGTAACTACTAGTGGTAGTGAGCATGGGTTAGTAAATGGTAATAGAATTATTATTCATGATGTAAATGGTATGACTCAAATAAATGATAGAGAACTATATGTTAATAGAGTAAATGCTACTAGTGTTCAACTATACACTGATGCTGGTAGAACCTCTGCTCTTAATTCCAGTGGTTTTGGCACGTATACATCTTCTGGTGTTTTAGATCAAGGAGATTATGCTAATGCTAATTCTTATGCCCTAATAGCTGGCACAATAGATGCTGACGAGATTAGATTAGGAGCTTCTTATTTTGCTAATGGTGATGCTACTGGGGGCAATGCTTTAGCAAATATAACAACTGCTGCAAGTAGTTATAAGTTAGTAAATTTTAAACAGTATATTGATACTGGCTCTGGTGATACTTTTGCAGGCAGTTTAGGAGCAGTTACTAGTCAAACTTTAATTAGAACAACTACCGCTGCAAATGCTGATTTATATTATGCTAATGGTAATGTAAACATAAATGAATTTGTAGGTTCAGCAGTAAATGATGGTTTTCAAACATATCAAGCGGGTAGTAGAACCTTTAGACAATTTCAATTAAAATTTATTGTGCAAAATAACCAACCTGATGAATTTGACTTTACAATTGATAAATTTAGGTATACTATAGAGAAGGATACAGTTACTTTTACAGATACTATTGCATATGATGCAACTACTAAAGTTGTTGATATTACTAGTGCAGGTTTTTTAACTAGACCTGTTATAAGTTACTCAATGATAGATGAAGATTCTAATAAACCTCATATAGTAGTAACTACTGCAGCGTCAAATCAATCAGTAAGCTTTCAAGTATTTAAAAGTGACGATAGCGGAGCGGCATCAACCTCTTCAGGTATGTCCGTAATGTTAACAGCAACAGGAGTATAAATGGCTTTAGTAGATTCAAATACATATATTGAACCAACATCGGGTACGTCACTAAATGGTGCACGTACTCAGTTTAATAATTCTATGAGGTCGCTTTTAACCAATTTTAGAAGCTCTAGTCCTCCTGCTACTGTAAATATTACCGCCTCTGGTGATGGTATTGCTGTGCCTGATGGTACTATAATGCAATTTGCTAATGCAAATGTTAATGCTCTATTTATTTCTGACTCTACTACTAAAAAAAGTTCTCATATTGGTGGTAACTTTACTAGAGTAGGTATAGGTCATAGGATTGAAAATGGCATTGTATCTATGATGTCTAATGTTAGTCATTACGATATAGGTGAGCTTGTAGCCACTGTGTCTGAAAACGGAACACTAGCATCTAACTCTAGGGTATATTTAAAAACAAGTAATAACTCAAACGATGCTTCATTCTTTGATATCGGGACTCCTGGAACTGGTCAAGTTGTTAATACTATGATTGCTATTAGTGGTGTCACCTCTGATAGAGTTAACTTAACAACAAGTGGAGTAAGTACAAATAATCTATCAGTAACTGCAACCACAGCTGGTGGCGGTAAAAAATGGTTTCCAGAAGCTACTGGTGTAGGACATGCAGCACTTAAAATATCAAGTATAGGATCTAGTGATAATACTGCTATACTATTTAATTTTGGTAGCTCTAGTGCTAATGTGTCCTTAGCTCATATGCCAGGAGTTGCATCTACTAAAAATGGGCTAAATATTATACAACAGGATGGTACCTATGCACCTATAGCAGCAAATGTTATATTACAATCTGCTATTACAGGTTCTGGTACTTCACCTGTTCCCTTAATACCTGTAGGTACTATCGTAGCTTTCGCCCATTCAACAACTCCTTCTGGCTGGGTTAGATGTACTGGGCAAAGTTTAGTTCGTGCAACTTACCCAGCATTATTTGCTGCTATAGGTACAACTTATGGTGCAGGAGACGATGCAGGCAATACTTTTGCAGCTCCTGATTTTAAAGACAAAACACTAATAGGAGAAGGAGCTGCAATGAGCTCCCTAGGTAATGGTGCTGGAAGCTTTGCTTCAGGAGGTACACTCACAACCGCATCTGGATCAGCTTCCTTGTCTACGTCCACAGGATCTGCTTCTACTGGTGTAAAAGACGCAGGTGGTATAACTGTTTTAACAGCCGTCAGTGCAGGTGGTCATACACATACAGCAGTGGTTCCACATGCTGTAACAAGATATATAATAAAAACATAGAGGGATAAATATGGAATATATTAAATTTCACATAGATGAGATGGATCAAGAGTTTGTATTTTTTGAATATAGAGAGGTAACGGAAGACACAAAAGGACCATTAATATCCAGAGCTTTTCCTTTTTCTAAAATTTTAGAAAGAGAACCAAAAATACAGGAATTAGTTGCCGGACCTATTATTGGTATATATTACGAACAAAGAGGTAGTAGTACCGTAAGTGAGAGACAGTGGATTGATAAAAGAGAAACTTTAGAGCCTGACTTAATTGACTGGATTATAACATTAACAAAAAAAGTATGTATTGAGGAGGTGTACGACGAATTATTAAAACCTCCTACAATTGACGAGCAGGTTGAGGATTTTATAAAAGAATTTTTTGAAGAAGGAGACTCAGAGCCATTAGAGCAAAAAGATTTCTTAGCTGAATTTTTTGAAGAGTTAGAACCTTCAGAAGAAAATAACTCTTTAGCTACTTCTTTGCACGAAGATCATACTTCTCTAGATATACTAAATAAAAGAATAGAAGATAGATTTAATAATACTTCATTAGAAACAGTAGACTTTTTAGCTGAGTTCTTTGAACAATTAGATGATGATGAAGTATAATATTTAAGGAGCTAATATGGCGCTTACGCGTGTAACATCAACAGTTTTAGAAGCAAACGCAGTCTCTGCAGAAAAAATGGCTAATAGTTCTCTAACTACTAGACTGTATGGTATAAAATCAATTGAGGCTAAACACTTTGCTACTAGCGCTAATGCTTTTAGCCTTACTACTAATATAAATTTACTGACTGCTAATTTAAATCAAACTTCTGCTAATATAGCAGCAGTTTCATTAAATGTAGCTGCAAGCAGCGGTAACACTGCTAGCCTGCTAGCAAACGTAAATCTTAATGCAGCAAATACTATACAGTTGCTTGCCAATTTAAATCAAACATCTTCTAATGTTACTGCTGTAGAAGCTAGAAGAGTAGCTAATATAGCAGGTGCCGTATCCACTATAACTACCGGTAACTTAACTGCGAGTAGGGCAATTGTAAGTGATGGATCAGGTAAAGTAATCGTGTCTGATGTAACTTCTACTGAGATTGATCATCTTGATGGGGTCACTAGCGCAATTCAAACACAACTCGATGCTGGAGTTACGAATACTAATTCTGTTAAAGCAAATGTAGATGCGGCTGAAGCTAATATTGCTGGTGTAATAGCAGGCACTAAAAACTTCACTGGTCAAATTACTATGGCAGACGATTTAGTAATTCAAGGTAATTTAATTGTAAATGGCGACACCACTACTTCTAATACTATCAATGCTGTTATACAAGATAGATTCCTTATGTTAGCTAACTCTGTAACAGGTACTCCTAGCGCTGATGTGGGTATATTCTTTAATCGTGGTAACGAAGGAAATGCTACTCTTTTTTATGATGAATCTGCTAAATCATTTACGTTATCCGAAACTCGTGACCCTGATAGTAATGTTGTTATTAGCCCTACAGGAGCAGCTAATCTCGTTACGGGACAGTTTAGTGCGTCTACTATAAAATATAATGGTGCGGATTTAAATACAGCTATTACAGATAATAGATCAGGAGCTGTATCTACTGTATATAAGGATAATCTAACAGCTTCTAGAGCTGTAGTATCTGATGGGTCTGGTAAAATTGCTATCTCTGCTGTAACTTCTACTGAAGTTGGTTACCTTGATGGTGTTACAAGTGCAATTCAGACACAACTAACGGCAGGTGTAACAGAGTCTACTGCCATTGAGGCTAGAAGAGCTGCCAATATAGCGGGTGCTGTTTCTTCTATAACCACGGGTAACTTAACTGCGAGTAGGGCAATTGTAAGTGACGGATCAGGTAAAGTAGATGTATCTGACGTAACTTCAACAGAGATTGGTTATCTTGATGGGGTCACTAGCGCAATTCAGACACAACTAGATAGTAAAGGTAGTACTGCCGGTTTTCAAGCTAATGATTTTATAACCTTTACTAGACTAAATGCTAATATTAATGTAGTATCTTCTAATATTGCTGTGGGTTTACAAAGAAAAGTGAATGCTATATCAAGCGCAGATGGAGAAGGTAGTGGGAATAATAACTTTTTTGTAGCTACTCCAGTAGGAGGTAATCCTACTGCTATTGATAATATATCTGTTAGTATAAATGGTATTATGCAGGCTAAAACAACAGATTATATATACACAGCAGGATCAGGTAAGGTCACTTTTAAAGATGCACTAATCCCTGATGGCTTAGTTATACAGATTACTTCTTTTAATCCCCCAACCTAATGAGAAAGTATAGACAACTTACAACTGAGCTAACTTTTAGATGTAATGCTAAATGCCCAGCTTGTCACAGAGTTAAGCCTCTTCGTATTAATTTAAATGATAAAAAATATACTATATCATTAGATAGTTTTAAACAGCTATTCTATCCTGAGCTGTTAAAAAATTTAGAATGGTTAGTTATTAATGGTAATTTTGGTGATTCTGTTATGAATAAACAGTTTCGTGAGATTATAACATATGTTAAGCAACATGATACTAGAATTTTAATACATACTAATGGTGGTATACATAATCATAACTATTGGACAGATGTAGGTAATATACTAACAAAACGTGATATAATTAATTTTGATATGGATGGTCTATCAGATACTCACTCCAAGTATAGAATTAATACTAAATTTGAAGATGTATTTAATAATGCGTGTTCTGTAATTAAAACAAACAATGCACAAGTACATTGGAAGTATATAGTATTTGAACACAATAAACATCAGGTAGAAGAAGCTAGGCAAATGGCTTTAGATCATAATTTTCATACATTTTCTACTGTTAAAACTTCTAGAGATGTATTTGCTCCTAAAAGTGGTAAGTTTATACATTCTAAAAAGAATAAAGAAAATATGGACAAAGCTGAACGAGTCATAAAATGTGTATGGGATAATTGGGGTAAGTGGTATGTATCTCCAGAGGGTTTAGTATTTAGATGTTGTTGGACGGGCGGTCACTATTATGATGAATCACAGTCTCGTTTTTATTATCCTCCAAAATTTGAAAATCTATTTAACGGACTGTATGTTCCTTTAGAGAAGATACTAAGTTATGAATATTGGACTAAGTTACAAAATTATTTAAAAGGTTATGATAGATCTTTTAGTTTATGTAAGTCTCAATGTGGAAAAATTGTATCTTCAATTGAAAAAACTGAGGAAAATCTCACTACTGGTAAGAAAGTTTTATTTGATTCACATAGTCAAAACGCCCAAGTGAGAGAAGCCTAAGTTTAAAAATTTGCCATAACCAAAAAATTAAAGTATTCTACATGTAAGAATTAATTTGTAAAGGATAAGCTATGAATAAAGACGGACACACTGATGTTGCTTCATCTAGACGTATGATGCAAACTATTATTGAAGATGCTAAAGATATACTTAATGCTCTTCCTTCAGATGAAGAAGCTTCTTTGCCTACTTGGTGGACAAATAAACTAGCTGTTTCTTCTGCCTATATTAATTCTGCTAGAGACTATTTAGTATATGGTTCAGATATGGGAGACAGTGATTCTTGTTCTTGTGGTACTGATTGTGACTGTGATAACGAATCAACAGCTACAGAAGAACTTATAGAAGATATAATGGACGAACTTGAAGAGGTAACAGAAGTATTAGATGATGATATGATGCCTCCTTCTTACAGATATATAACTAATGCCTCTTAAAAGAGGTAAGTCTAAAAAGGCTATCTCAAAGAACATAACAGAGCTAATGAAAAAACCCTCAAAGGCTCGATCTAAAGGCGTTAGTACTTTAGCGAAAAGATTGGGTGTAACTAAGAAAGAGGCTCAAAGACGGCAAGCAGTAGCAATAGCTCTAAATGCCGCAGGTAAGTCTCGAAAAAAATAATTTA